GGTTATATTGTATTCTGTTACTAATATATAACTGTAAGTTTTTAAATAGCTGTCCTGCTTTTGTCATTTCAAATGCCGGCTCTTGATTAACGGCCGAGTTAATTAGATTAACAGATATTTGATTCCATTGGTTTGGTTTCACCGGACAGAATGTTTTATGTAATTGAATAGAACATGCTTTACGAAATGCGTTTTGGTCAAACAAGGTGTCAGTATCTACATATACTGTCATTGGTAAACCTGCATCCATTTCTAATTCAACTGCATAAATATATGGTTCTGTTAAAATTCGTGTAGCGGATTTCAAAGTTTTGATTTCTGTTGAGAAATCAATACCATGGTCACGTTCCATACATACACTTGCGTTACAATACTTTTTTAGTAGTGCATCTTTACATTGATATTGATATTCTTTTTTCTTTGCTGAATCACAAATGGTTTGTAGTTCAGAGAAACTTAATGGGTCTGCTACATATTGGTCATGTATTTTTTTAAATTCATCTTGGAATGAATCTCCATATCTACGATGACAATAAACAGCGACATTAAACATAGCAGAATTTCTACTTCCTGTTGTAATACCTGCTGCTAATATATGTTGCAGACATGGTGGTGCTCCTACAAGAATTTGTTCCATTTTATCTATGTCAGATTTCATTGAACCTGTTAATTCTTCGTATTGCTCCGGTGTTAATCTGCGATTGTAAGCATATTCTAAGAATGTATCAATGTCCTGTTCTGTTAATGTGCCCTCTTGTAACAGGATTCCTACACGAGTTCCGTTAAAGTACGGCATGTTTAACCAGTTACCAAAGCCACCCTGTTCTCGATTTATTTTATCTTGTTTTGGAAATATCTCACAACCACCAACTCCAAGTTTACTTGCAAATTCTTCTAAGATAGAACGCATAGCGATAGCAGGAATAGGTTCTGCGAGAAAGATAAAACAATGTGCTGATTTCGATTTAGAATAGCAGCACACAAGAGGAAGATTTAATTTTTGGATTCGTTGTTGTAACAATATATGATTTACGGAACCGTCTTTGTTAAGGCAATCCCATTGATGCAATGGTTGTCTGTTGTTATCCAATTCGCCATCTACATCAAGAGCACCCCAATAACATTCATCGTTTCCGTTAATTGGTATTATTCCTAATCCTGCTTTACCTTCGTAATGTTCTGTCCATTGTTTTATTGTTGGTCCCTGTGGTACAGTGGTAGCTTTGCCTTTTACTTTTGGCTTCAGTGGGTCGTTTGTTTTTGCTTCAACATAAATGCCGTGCGCAAACTCACTGCCTTTAAACAGGTTCATTAGTTTTTCTATTCTTTTTAAATCTTTGATGTCGGACATTTATGCTCCTAATAAAATCGGCTATAAAACGATTAAGGAGTATGGGTTATAGCCGACTGGAATTAAGTAGAGAGTTAATAAGTAGATTTATTTATGATTTGGTACCGAAAATTAATTCGGTACCAAAATTTCTTACAATGATTATATCTAAAGGATGTTATACGACATCTTCATTTTCAACAGTAGCGCCTTGTTCTTCAGGTTGAGCAGAGAAGATAATCTTATCTACACCCTGTTGTAGAGTAGCTGCTAATGAAATAACGTGAGGGTCTGTTTCAAATCCTGCAAAATCAAAGACAGGAACAAACCAAGAACCCTTATCGTTTTGTCTTGAATTTGTCTTGAAGTTGAATTTTGGAACACCTTGAGATTGATACATAGCTAACATTGTATTCAAGTTTTTACCAACAGTGAATGAAGATTTAGCTAATGTGAATGTAGCAGGAAGAATGCTTCCGTTGTTTTTTACAACGCAAACTACACCGAATGTTTCTTCTAATCTGTTTCCATTCGTTTCTAAATCAAAATAAGGTACTCCTTTTGCTGAAGTTTGAGGTATCTTCTTAGCATTTTTAACAACGTCAGAATCAACACGATGTTTACCAACAAGCTCACCTCTTACATCACCTTTCCATTCGCCATAGTATCTTTTAATACCACAGATAATGATTTCAGGATTTGTATAAACTGTTCTTGTTGTTGCATCATAGATATTACCGGGTCTTACATTTTCATTGTATTTATCTTTTCCCGGTGTTACTTCGTCAGATTGAGCTTGAACAACCTTTAAGAAAGGTATAATCATATCTTGTGCTTCTGTTTCAACTACGAAAGCAGGAGCTTCTGCCGGAGCTGCTAATTCTGTCGTTTGTTCTACTGTTGCTACTACTGCTGTTTCTGCTGATTTTTCTTTTGCCATTGTTTCTGTTCTCCTAATCTTTCTGTTTTACTTTAACTTGCGGTTGGATATAGACACCGTACTTCTCTATATCCTCTGTTGAGAACTTACCCGACTCTATAAGTTCTTTTAAGATACTGCTTAAAGTTGCGTGATGTATTGAGTATTCGGTTGTATAGGGAACATCATTGTCATCAAGCACAAATGCTGCTTCGGGGCAAACGGCTAAATCAACGATTAAATATTGTTTTAAAGCTCCTTGATTATCCGTATCAAACAAGTATTTGAAAGCATCTCTATCCGTGTGTTTTGTACAGCCACCACGATAGACCACCGATTTAGATATATCTAAATCATTGATGGATATCTTAGATATCTGTTGTTCGTCCAGTAAGGGCGCTAATTGTTTTTCTTCTATTTCTCTTATAACTGTATTTAAACTCTTTACTTTTTCTTCTGCTGTTTTCTTTTCTTCTCTTGCTTCTGATAAACGTGTTGCTAAAGCATAGATTAATTGATTGGTGTTTTCTTCCATTATTGTTTCCTCTTTATATATAAGATTTACCATATAAAATCATCACTGTCAAGAAACATCCTTTGCATTAGATATTCAATACCTTCCTTTGTTTGGGAAGCGTAAAACCACTTATAATCAGGTTGTATTGTTTTTGGAAAATGCAAACGTTCGTAGTTATAATCTCTTGACGTATTAAAAAATTCTATGGGGTGACAAACTATATTTTTTGCATTGTAAATATGAATCGAAACAGGAACTTGTTTAAAAGTATCAAGTCTTTGAACTATTACTTTTGCGTTACCACCTGCTTCTAAAAGTTTTTTCATAAAGATATATTGTGTTCCTCGGATATAAGCAGGACGAGTAGCCATTAAAGTTTTACATTCAAACCAAAAGTTATGACCTGCATAGCAGCCATATAAATCAAGAACTCCTGAAGCTGTATTTGTTTCTATTGGCATCAATACTGCTGATGTGGGTTTATTTTTAACAAGCCAAGAACGAAAAGTTGCTTCTGCTTTTCTGCGTGTCTTTTCTAATTCTTTTCTTTCAAGAGCAGATAAGCCTTCATATCGGAGAGATTTTAATTGTTTCTCTTTTTTTTCTTTCACAGGTTCCGGTTCGGAAAAATCTATATCATTAGAAAAACCGTAATCTATGAGGAGGTCTTGGATTCGTTCTTCGTTTCTTTCTGTTTCGGAGTTTGGCATTCTGTTTCCTGCTTATACATATCGTAAACACTACGTATGTCTTTTCGCTTTTGTTCTATCTGTGCTAACAAATATCCTTCAATGAATGAGCGCTTCATTGTTGAAGCAAGATGTACGAACTGTGTTGGTGTATATGGTTCGGCTGTCATTGAATTTTTAAATTCTGTTATTTCTTTTATATCAAATATAGTTTGAAATCTATTGTATAAATTTTCTATATCAGATATTGGGTGTTCTGATGTGCCGATGTATTGTTTAAGCTGTTCGTACAATCTTGTAGTGTTATCCATTAGCAAAATCCCTAGTGTATTTATCTATTACTTTTTTAATTTGGTCAATGAAAGTTTGCATATTTCTGATGTTACAAGTCAAAGTATCCCAATCTTCATAACTATAAACGTGGTCCTCTGATTCAATGTCACATCGGATGTTATCTAAATCATCAAGCAATACTTCAAGTTGTTCTTTAATTGTAAGCCATTGTTGTGTTCTGATTGCATTATCAACAATGGTATTTAATTCTTCTCTTGTAATAGGATTTACAACTTCAGGTGGGAATGTATTTCTGTTTAATTCTTGCCATATTGCATTGTAATCCATATTACACCTCGATAGCTTTTTTTTCTACGAAATCTTCTAAATCAGAAAGTTCTTTATGAATTAAATTTAACTTACCTTCAATATATTTTGCATCAGCAGGTTCAAATTCATAATCATAATCAAAAAAGTAATCAATTGTTTCTGCTTTATCAATGATATCCTTCATTGAATAATCATCCATACAGATAGTTTCAGGTTTATTTTCTTCAAAAGCTGCTGCTATTTTAGTGAAATTAGGTTCACGTTTGGCATATTCTATGTTATGTTTTTCAGGAACATTAGTTGCTGTTCTTTTAGCAAAGATAATGTTTTCTTCAGGTTCTTTTTTTCTTCCGAAAATTAATTCTAATAACATTTGTATTCCCTTTCTATATAAGTGTAACATATTTTATTATAATTATCTTTCATCATAATCGCAAGCAAGGTTACGAGAAGGTAATGTTTCTTGTCTTAGAGATTGCATGGCTTGGCAGACTTCACCAAAATCATTAATAGTTAAGATAGGTTGTTCTTCTCTATCTCGTTGAAGAATATTTTCAATACGATGTAAATATGCTCGGAAAACTGTTACAGCATTTGCTACGATATTGAAATCATCTGTTTCAATGCAGTATCTATCTTCTTCATATTCTTCATCATCACCTTCGTATTCACCGTCATCATTGTAATCATCAGGGTCAGCAGCCACAAATGTATGTTCTGCTTTTTTTTGTTCTTCTTTTTCTTCATCTGTTTCTTCGACAGCAGGTTTTAATAAGTTTGCTAATTCGTCACACATTGGTACCTACTTTCTAAGTATCATACTGTTTGGTAGAGGGTCTGTTGTTACATCTATATGAGTGAATAATTTTTTAGGTGTTTCTGATTCCATAGCTTTAATCGCATCAAAGATGAATGTAGAAGCATAGTGATAAATATCTATAAAGTTTTGTCTTACACAAGATGATTCTTCTGCCGGCAGCATTAATTCAGAACATTCTGTTTTGAATTTATTATAGAAATTTGTAAACATTTCCATACATCTTTCTTTACCACAACCGCCACGTATAGTAGCATACTTTTCATCTTCTGTTAAAGGGCAGGTTAGTGCTTCATCGTGTCTATCAATACCTACGTGCGCTGCTAACAGAGCTTTAGTTGAACCACAGTATTGTGTGAATACACCTTTTGAATCAAGCCATTGTTTAAATTTATCAGCAGTGTCACATTTTCTTTCTGCTTCTAATTTATCAAATGCTATTTTATCAGAGAGTAATCCTTGTTTATAATATTCTACTTCATCTTTATTTTCTAAATCAATAAAGAATACTGAAGCAGTGAGGTCATCATACCGAGCATCGAATAGAAATTTTGCTTGTGTTTTTTCGTGTAATAAAGTGTCAAGAAATTCTAATCGTGTATCAATTCTATCAAAAGCGGACATTACATATTTGAATTTATAAATTCTAAATTCTATATCTTGGAATTTACAATTTCTTGCTATGTTTTCTATGTAATGATAACTATGTGCTCTGTATTTCATGTGATAATCAGATGCTTGCGCTTTCGTTTGGTTTATTTGATTGTTGTAATACCATTGATTACGTAAATTTTTATTTTCAACTTTGTCAAAATCTACAAGCATATATTTTTCAAATAGAATCGAACGAGATAACATATCTAATACTCCGGTTCCTGCCGAACCAAGACCAAAGCATCCGAAATCTATATCAATTCTTGGAAGATTATCCAATAAATCCTTACACATATCTGCTGTAATTGTAGGATAATAAGCTGATAATTTGTTTTCAGCTTCACATTTTGCTAAATTTTCTTTTGTTCCTATTGTATATCTGTCACAAGTTATATCTTTATAAGCGACTTCATCATTCTTAGGGAAGCGAGCGTTTTGAACTGTCTGAATTAATCTTGTTTTATTTTGCAATACATCAGAAGAACATCTTGTTAATAACTGAACAATAGATGCTGTACGTTTTATAAAGCCACCATTAGTTGTTTGAATTATGTTATCATGATAAGTTCCTGCAACAGAATAAACTGTTCTAAATGGTGAGCCGCCATTTTGTCCCATCAATTGTCCTACAAACAAAGGTTTAATTTCTTCTAATGGTCTTTGGAAAAAGTGTCCTTCTGTTATAGGATTACAGATTGCGTGTCCTTCAATAGAAATTTTATAGCCATCGTGACAGCAAGTTACTTTATGTGAAACTTCTGACGTTATGTTTTGATGTACATAATCAGCATTATAACACCATCTGCCAATTCTATCATAGCTTTCTTCATCTGTTTCTTTTTGTTTGAAAACTTCTACATCTGTTACAGCGATAGGTCTATTAGACGTATTGTTAAGAGCAACAATAGGCATATTAGATATGTCGTGTTTGCATCTTGTTCTTAGATTATACCAAAAGGTATGTTCTATGAATATATATTTCCACCCTTCTGCTGTCACCGTATTACGTATGATTTCTCTGATATCGTCAGGTGGAAGATTTTGAAATCTTTTGTCATCTGATAATTGCATTGATATTTCCTTCCATTAAAAAAGCACCCTGCTGTTAGGCAGAGTGCTCTCTTACTTAGTTATATATTAACCGTTACGTTTTGGTGTTGAAACAAATAATTGTACATCACCTGTGATTTGGTCTGCATCTGCTAAAGCAACACCTTCAGCATTAACGATTTTCATATCGCCAAGACCATAACGTGATTTTAATTCACGTACTGTTGTACCGGGAGTAATGTCATAATTGTTAACTCCACCTAATGAAGTGATAGTTACTTTTGCTACTGATGGTGTAGCAGGTGTGTTGTCATTCAACGAATTGTTAATCTGATTAAAATCAGCCATTGTTGTTCTCCTTTTACTATTATCTACTGTTGAGGGAGCTGTTGATGATAAGCGATTGCTTCCTCATTCATCGCTTTTTGGAAACAGTTGAAACAGATGTGAGCATTTAATTCTGTTTCCGTTTTTAAGGGTTTGCCACATTCTTCACACAACTCATCTTCATCGTATGCTTCACCGGTTTCTTCATCGAAAATAAAACCGGCCTCTATCATATCGTGCTGTTGTTGTGGTGTTAAATCCACATCCCGAACCCTTGGGTTTGCCGTTCCATACTCGTTGTCGTTTTTTTTTAAGTCGTTACCTTGTTCCCATCGTTCGTACCAGTCGTCATCGTTCCAATAGTTTTGTTCGTAATATGTACCGGTGTAACTGTGATTAACATTTGCCCCACTGTTATATGTAGTTACAACGGCAGCTTTTGTACATTTGTTTTGTACTTTAGTTTTGCATTCAGCATAAATCTGTTCTATTTCTGCATCTGATAGGTGTGTATGTTGCAATGATACTTCGATTGTCGGATGTTTATCAGGACAAATAATTTGATGTGCCGACACATTGCCTGATTTATTAACTATCATAGCAGGAAATTGTTTATGTTGGCGAGCTGCTAACATTTCTTCATAATTATCCCAGTCGGTACCTGAAGGACTTGTCCCCATATTAACGTGGGAATGCCAATCAAGTATCCATTCTGTTCTTTGATTTTCAGGTATTTGCATTATAAATTCAAGAACGGCATCGGCATCTGATTCTACGTAAGCTGATTTAACTTCTTGTCTAATAATATCAAAATCAATTATGATACCATTTTTATCATCTTTTTCGTTAGGAATTATCCTTCCGAAACCTGATATTTCGTAATCACCTATCAGATGTATGAAGGCCATTAACTTCATCCAAGCATAGCTTGTAATTGTTAGTCGTTCATAATCCGGTTTAGTGAATAAGTTTTTTAACAACTGTAAACATTCCGTTACTGGATATACATTCGGTTGCTGCACTGTATTGTTTACAATACCTAATCCGTTGGCAGCTTTACGGATTGCTGTTATATTTAACAGCGATTTCTTTTTGCGACCCATTGAATACTCCTTATATGCGAGCAGCTTTGGTGCTGCTCATATTATACAACATAGTTAACATATTTTCCCATTCTTGTTTTGTAGAGCATTGATATGCTTTTGCAGACCATTGCTTTGCTTTGTGTAACATTGTGCTCCACGAAAATTTCGGATGTCGTTGTAGAGAAACAACAGCACGAGCCATCCTACCGGTGAGAGTGCATCGTAATGCGTCACGTAGTGATAGGATATTATCATAAACTATATGTGCTTGTCTGACATCTTTTTCTGTTAATTCTAATTGTCCTGTTTTTAATTTGTTATTGAGGAAATTTCCACCAACATCTAAATTGAAAGCAAGACATAACAGAGTTGTAGCATCAAATGGTATTTCTTTTATCATTTGAAGTAATCTTTTATAGTTTTCATTACTTTTTTCATTAGCATAATAAGTAATGTAATCTGTTGTTGACCATTTGCGCTGTGTGATATTTAAATCAATTAATAAATCTTGGTCCGGTTCTTCTTCAATTACATAATAAACAGCAATGCCCAATTCCCGAGCTGCTTGAAGTCGATGTTGACCGTCAATGACATTCATATTTTTGTCACAAATGATTGGGCAAGATGGTAAGAAAGTGTGTTTGATTAGTGAATCTTTAATTTTTTGTACGTGTGCCGAGTTGACAGTACGATTTCCTTTTTTAATTTTAAAAATATTATATTCTGTGGTTTGCTTCATTTCTTAACCTTTCATTATATAATCTGTAACATTCATCTGAACAAAAACATTTGCCCCCACTTAAATAGTAGCCACCATTGCGTTGCCATTTCATTTTTAAATCAGTTTTGTATTTACCACACATCTGTTTGCCACACATATCGCAGGTCATTTGATAATAACTCAAGTGTAGTAGCATAAGTTTCCTTTCTATAAATGTCCAACATTATTCTATATCCCAATGATACAGTGACACAGTGCCACTGTGACAGCCATAGCTCGCCTAGTTTACACGGCTAGAATGGAAGTATAGCTGATTTCAATGATATAACATCAGTAAAATATTTATTATCTTTGTGCTGAAGCACACATTCTTTACAGCATAAACTTATTCTTCTAGCTGTGAATTTATTCCATACCGAGAAAGCTGATTCTAATTCTTTATCAGAGAATCCGATATCAGTTCCACAATTATCACACATCATTTCCGGTTGAACTCCAAATAACTTTCTAGTAAGTTTCTGCAATCTTCGTGATAACAATTATCGATATTGAGATATTGTATCAAACATTCCACACAACAGAAATCTAATACTGTATAAGCTGATACACGTATTGTAAGTGAATGATTATGTAGAGGATATATTTTGTGACAAAGCGCACATGTAGCCATAGTTGTTTCCTTATCAAAAGAAGTTTCGCTACCTTTCGTACCCGTTTCAGGGTAGCGACCCGATACCCGCACTTGATGCAACACTGTTTACTATTACAGAGGTGGTGTCCATTACCAGAGCAGACCTAACACAGTTAGCTGATAAATAATACCTGTTAGCCACATGGGAAGTGCCCTTAGAATCCTTGGCGTCCGACCAGTTTTAACTTCTTAAATATTTTAATACTGTTTCGCAAAGTTCTATTTCAGTTGTTAACAAAGATTCTTTTGTTAAATATACTTTGCAAAAACCTTCTATGTTTTTAATTTTTTCTTCTAATGTATCGAGTTTCTTTTTATATGTGTTGCCACATTGTAAAGCTCGTTCATACATTTCTCGTTCAGATTTATTCATCATAATTTAAAAATAAAAGCCATAGCTTGTATTGTCAAGAAAGGAAATTGCTATGGCTCACCTTATTATTACATTTGTAAATGGATGCAGGAACGGGATTTGAACCCGTGACCTTCGGATTATGAGTCCGATATGCTACCGCTGCACTATCCTGCTATGTGAATAGGGGATATTGCTATCCCCTATTTTGTCCTTTTTCAAAGACGATTTGCTAAACGGTATGTTTATTATACTATACAACTTCTTCTGTTGCAATCGGTAATTGAATACCAAGTTTATCGTTCAGACGTGCTCTGTATTCATCTGATAAACCTTGTGCATTAATTTTGTAAGTGAATTTAATTACACCATCAGTGAATGTGCAAGAAGCTGAACTAAATAATTTAGGATATTGTCCGTCTTTTGATAACAAAGCAAGAGATGGAGCGATGTAAGACATAGCTGTCATACCTACTTCGATATCTACTGGTTTTGATAAGTCAGGAGCTTTTTTGAATGCTCTTGTAATTACTTCATTTCTAACGTGGTCTAATACGAAGTTTGATTTTGTGCCTGCTTTGTAAGCTGCTAAGTCTGCTGATTTCAAGTTTGCGATTGTTTCTTTGAATTGATTAGTGTTCATAATGTTTTGTCCTTTCATTTTTTCTGCTGTTTCTACTATTACGTTGCATTTATACTTTGCCAAGTTCTATAAAACGCACGAGCCTATATTCTTACTTGTTGCTCGGTTGAATAGTCGTGATTTAGTCTTCGTAAATTTCAAAATTTTCTACTTGTGCAAGTTCTGTTGTGTCCTCAAAATAATCTTCTATTTCTGCTTTAATGTTTGGTGTTTTAATTTGATGTATGATGAGTAAAGCCATCATTGACATTTGTAAACAAATACTTAACAATGCAGCGATGATAAGCCATGTTGTCAATTTGTTAATCCGGTTTGTTCTTCTATATATTCCTGTGACAGCTTGACCCAAGCGCTGTAAATCATCTTCTGTTATTAAGCCCATAATCCTGCCTTTCTCATTTGATTATTTAGTGTTATAAATTCTTTGTCCTGTGGTTGAAATACCCATAATCTGTTTTTGTATTGGTCTTTAAACAGATTGTATTTCTTTTCTACGACAATTTCTTTGCCGTAATCTGTTGTAACTTCTCTTTTAACTAATTGAAAATCCATAATTTATTTCCTTTCTACAAATTTAATTCGACAATATTTTAAAATTTTTGTCACACCCCTTGTGGGTTGACAAAAATTTTAAAATATTGTATTTAATATATTTTTTATTTTTAATTTTTTATTTTATTTTCTTTTTAACGAAAAAGTCCCTCGTGATGAGGGACTTTCAGATAGAGGAGGAGGAGAATTAAGAAAGTAATGAGATGTAATCTACTAAACCGTAACTCATTGCTATCAATGTTACGGCTGTTGCTAAATAGTGCATAAGATACTCCTTTTTAATGTGTAACCAAGGATATAGTATCTGTCGTTTGTGTTAGTGTTGCATACATTTCTCTAGCAGTTCGATGTTGTCATTTCGTATCTCTATCATTTTTTCAAATATTTCTAAACATATTTCATAACCAAAAACTACAATCGTCTTTGGAAATTCTTCTGTTATTTTGACAATTTGTAAAGATGTATCTTCTGTTATCATTTTTAACAGAATTGATTCTTCTGTTTCATTTTTTGCAATTATCATAGCTTTTAATAAATTCATATTGTATCCTCCTTTAGAACAATTTCAACTGACAACAAGTTTGAGAACCTGTCACACCCCCTGTGGGTTGACAGGGTTGAGAACTTGTTGTACTTATTTCTTTTTTATAAATGTTTTTTGCAGCGCAATATGCAATTCGTCTTGCATGTTCTGTATTGTATGGTCTTACTCTGCCAATTCTTCCTGTTTTTTGATAATTATTGAAAAGATTTAAAAAAATTTCATCCAGTGTTCTGCCCATTTTTAGTATTTCCTTTCTTCTTTACATAAATGTCCAACATTATAGCCGAAAGCAGACGAGCAGTGAATTACTGTATGCTCTGAAATTTTTGCAGCCATAGTTTTCACGGTTATAACAAAACCTTGTGTCACGGTGACAAGCTGTCACTGTGCTATTGTGTCGAGTTATCCCTTTCAGAATTTACTACCGGAATTAATCCGGTAGTAACATAATTGAATTTAATATTTGTTGTTGTGTTAAATACCAAATGTATATTATAATAATTATGAATAATGTTTTTTTCATTTTAGTAAACTCCTCTTATAAACTACTATTACTTTAAAGCACTCCTATTAGAAGGAGTGCTGTATTCTATCTATATCTTCAATGTTAGAATCATCTTCGATTTCGTAGGGTAATTCTACGATATCGTAATTTTGATTTAAGTAACGTCTATATGCGTTATTTAAATCGTCTAAATCTATTTTGTATTCAATAGATACTTCGTTTCTATCAAGAATTTCAATGTGATTATATTTAAGAATCTGTGATTCTCTATAATAACCAAGAAGTTTTACAATTCTTGTTAGAACTTTTGTAGTACAAGTACATTTGGTTTCTTTGAAACCGTGAAGATATGCTTGTATTACAAGTTCGTCTTTTAACCAGTTATTTAACTGGAATGATTTTTTACCTGCATTTAAATTATCTATATCTCTTTGAGATAATTTAATTACAGATTCTTCATCAATCGTGAAGATTTGAGCTTTCTTAGCAACAGTTCCTTTTTGTGATTTTACATTTGTCATTTTTCTTTCTCCTTAATTTTCTACGGCTTTCGCCCACATCCCCACAGGAGCAGTTGTCACTTGCTTGCCACCAAAAGATTTCAAAAAATTTTATAGCATAGAGCCGTTAGCAGTTTACTGCTTACGGATATATGATAGAAAAATTTTTGAAATGCTTATTGGTGGTTTTGTCGTAGTGCTGTTTTAGAGAAACAGTGCTACGACAAATACAAGTGATAACATGCTATCGTGGGAGATGTGGTGAGAGCTGTAAGAAAATCTTGGATAAAGAAAAAGGATAACAAATGTTAATCATAAAAAGATTACTGTTGTTTGAAAGCGAAAATCAAAATGATTGATGTCCGCCCCGGATTGTGTCGTTTATCTTGTAAACGACCGACACGACAGCACGATTAGTGCTAGTCGTGACGAAAGCCGGAATAGGCGCCAAAACAAAAACAGCGAGGATGACGTCTTTTCCTCACTGTTTCTGCTTCTCGAGAAGAATGGTGTGTAAACGGATTGTCAGTCTGTTAACACATCAACTTTTGATTTGATTTTTATATTGATACGTACATTATATATTCTATTGTTCCATACTGCAACATACATTTGTTGATGATGAAGCAAGAAGATAATATTCTGCGTGGTAGGTCGGTGGAATAGGATGTACGTGGTAGCGAAAATATGGTTTTGTAATAGTTTTTAAATGTTTGATGATGTATTTATACAAAATATTAAGGTGTTAGTGTGTCAATGTGATGCTTGGATGTAGAATGTATTTGTAGAATAGTGTGTTACAGTGGTTGGAAAGAACTGTGCTACGGTGCTATTGAGATATGTGTGATGTTGATGATATATCGATTCGATAGGTGTTGATAATGTGATAAGGTTGATTGGGTGATAGGGTGGCACCGTGACGCACCGTCACGACTAGCTTTCAGTCCCTCTGTCACTGTGATACCGTGTCGTAGTGTCACATTTGCACTGTGTCATGGTGTCGAAGTGCCATGCTACCACGGTGTTACGGTGTCGTTGTGTCACCGAGCCATGGTGATAACGTACCGAGTGTGACAAGGTGTCGGTGTGATAGCGTGTCATGACAGGATTGTGTCAGGGTGTAATCGTGAAATGGTAAGATAGGTGTCGCATTGGGGGACGGCCATAGTAGGAACGTACCGAGTTGATAAGGTGAAAAGGTATTCCTACTTTTTGATTAAGGCAAGATGATACTGTGGCAAGGGGTCAATCGCCCAAGGGGGTGGGGTGGGGGCAAAAAAGAGCCGAACCACACAGTCACCTTATCAAATTCTCACCCTAAAATCTCGGCAAAATATTAATATTACTGACTTTGCAACTTTTCCACTTTGTCATAAATGTCCAACATAAGGGGTATAAAATATAGGTCTATCAAATTAGTATCATTTTTATACTTAATATTTGTCATAAAAATTTACAATCTGTTACAGTATATGTCTTATATATATCTTTTGTATATATCCAATGTCCAACATAATCAACTCTAAATCAATAGCCGTCTGCATTACAACCCTCTCAAAAATAGGTGAAATTTTTTAGGGGTTTCTAATTCAGTCATAGACAGTGTTTCATTTTATACCCGATTATGTTGGACATTTTTTTAGGCCTTAAACCCTTGATATGACTGAATAGTTGTTTTTAGTCAAGTTCGTCAAATTGAGTTATACCTACCAGGGCAGAATATACTTGCGTTTGAATACCGAATACATAAAAACAATCAAAAATCCTGATTTTTATTTTTTCAATTTTTAAAAATCAGACTGTTTTTATGCAAACTATTCTAAACCCTTCTCTAAGAAGGCATACAATGGTATAATCTTATTTTTTTTAAAAACAGTATTTTTTCATTCATTTTTTCGATTTTTCCATCCCTATTTGACAGACTTTTATTTTTGTGGTAGCACAACAAATCCCCTTATTTATCAGATTGCTATAAAAGTCATCTGTTTGCCATTTTTCCCAAATCTTGGCTCCATAGATATATAGAATGTTGGACATTTCTTGAAAAGTCTTGCAAGAGTAATCAATTCCTGTTAAATCTGAAAATTAGGAAAATTGTAACATTTCTTAACAATTAGCAGATATATATTCATTAAATTATCTGTTAAAATGAAGTTATGGCTAAGGAAATTCCTGTTTTAACAAAAAAACATCTACCAAAACGTAATAGCACGGTAGTGAAATTGACTCCGACATTCTTGGTAGGGCAATTATTGGACATTCAAAACCGATATGACCAATTTTATTATCGGGAAGTTCATGATGACAACGATTTAAGGGAAGCTCATTTAAAATTTATGTCTGATGCTGCTCAATTTAAGCATTGGTTAAAAGAAGTCACTGCTGACATGCTCGAAATTTACAGATGCTATGAAGATATGCGACTTGATACACAAAAGTTAAGAAAATTAGCGAATGAATATATCGACAGAATCGCTGAAGCTCAAGATATTGCTAAAGAATTTAATATAGATTTAGTTGACCCTGCCGCTTCGACACGTCAGTTAGCAGAAGAAGTGCAAGAACAAAGTAACGAACTGTTAAGGAGAAAGAAAAATATGGAAAGCATTGAAAATGAAATAGCAATTACAGAAGAAATGCTGCAAAAAAAGAAGTCTGAAATGCAGTTAGCCTTGCAACACCGTTACACCTTAACTGAATTACAGAAAAAAACATTGATTGAAGAAAAAGATATGATACTGGACGGTATTGAAGCATGGGGTACAGTAATGGGAGCGCTTAAACATAACGATAAAATTACATCTAAAGCATCAACAATCATGCTTTATGCACAACAATTCCCTGAATTTGGTGAAGCAATCGAAGTATCGAAGGCTTTGTTTAGGGATAAAGTCGATGGTACTATCATTGAAAGAGCTATTGAAGGTACCGAAAACCCACAATTCTATAAAGGTGAACATGTCGGTGACTTCAAAATTAAAAATGATAAACTTCTTGTCGAACTTGCGAAAGCAAAAATACCGGAGCAATATAACAGAAAGTTATCTGATTCACATAAAGCACAACAAATTAATAATATATCTATTACATCTTTTGCTAATATCAATGAAACAGACCTTGGATTTAAAAAAGACGTTGGAGTTGTTTTAGATGTTGATGATACCGGTGCTGTTAAAAGAATTACTACTGATGAAGAAGAAATGAAAAAGTTAGAATTAGAAAAACAAGAACAAAAGATGGTTGAATTTTATAAGAAAAAAGAAGGTGCTGTTATAATTGACGGGAAAGCAGAGGAAATAGAAGATGGCAAAGGTTAGAGAATTTAAAACTAAAGCAGAAAAATTTGAAGAATGGAAACAAGCAGTATTTCAAGATGCTTTTTTTCTTCAGAAAGAATCAGTAAAATCTGTTCTAATTTGTTGGGAGGACCAAGATGAAAAAGGTGAACCAATGGTAATGCACGCACGTTTCAATGTTGACCCTGAACAACTTGACTGGTTTAAAAGAGCTATGGAGGACCAACTTTTCAATTTGAAACTTGACAAGTATATGAGAGATAATTTAATCTAAAAGAAAGGAGATGTAATTATGAACGAACCTTTTGATAGTTTTGATGAATTTGACGAACCGACACGTGTAAAACGTATCACGACTGTTAAATATTCATCACCTAAAACTAAAGTTGCTAAACCGAAAGCACCTAAAACAACCGTTACAAAATCTAAAAAGAAAGAAGGCTAAATATGGGGTGCAAAGGTAAGAAAAAAGGTAAATAATTTTAATAGACAATGTAAAATATAAGGAGAATTTTACTATGAAAAATGAAGAAGTAAGCCAGTGTGCTTCTGAAGAAGGCATTAAATATGATGCCGGAAAACCACGCTTAGCAGAGATGTTTCAAGATTTTCTTGAACCCCTGCAAGAAGTAGCGAAAGTATGGGAATTTGGCGCTAAACGATACGGAAAAGGTAATTGGCGATACGTTGACAATGCGATAAATCGCTATACTAATGCTATGTTTAGACATGTCGGTGCTGACCAATACACACCTTTAGACGATGAATCTTCTTTGTTACATGCAGCACATGCAGCATGGAATGCTCTTGCTCGTCTGCATTTTATTATTGACAAAGAACGTACTATACAACCGGTTACAGATTATAACCAGTGTGTTAATGAAGAAAAATATGAACAATTACATTTAGATTTAGGGTTGCATAATAAATAATGTCTGATGAAGAATTAATTCAACTGCCATATAAATTTGTTCCAAGAGAATATCAATATCCTTTTTTACGTTATTTTGACCAAACACCATCAAGACAAAGAGCATTCTTACTTGCTCACAGACGTACAGGAAAGGATTTGTTGGCATGGAATAATTTGATTAAAGAATCACAAAAAAGAGTTGGCACATACTGGCATGTGCTCCCATTATTGAATCAAGCGAGAAAAATCATTTGGACTGGTAGCACAAAAGACGGCATACCATTCCTTGATTTCATACCACCTCCTTTGGTTAAGTCAAAGAGGGATGACGACATGTCTATCAGGTTGAAGAATGGCTCGCTTATTCAATTAGTGGGCGCTGACAGATTTGACTCATTAGTTGGTGCAAACCCTATTGGAATTAACTTTTCAGAATTTGCCCTTATGAAACCTGCTATATGGGATTATTTATCACCTATTTTGAATGAAAATGACGGATGGGCATGCTTCATTACAACTCCTCGTGGACGTAACCATGCTTTTGATTTGTTTAAATCTATGGTCAATGCAAAAAAGAATGGTGCAAATTACTTTGTCCAAGTTCTTACTGTTGACGATACGCAGAAAACAATGACGGATATTAAAGGAAATCCAATACTTGATGAGCATGGAAATCGTATTCTTGTTCCTGTTATACCGCCTGAAGCTATTCAAGAACAACGTGATTTAAATGTTCCGGAAGAACGTATTCAACAAGAGTACTATTGTTCCTTTGAAGCAGGTCTTGTAGGTTCTTACTATGGTCAAGCTATGCGTAAACTTGAATCAGAAGGTCGAGCAATACCAAATAAAAAACTTTGGGACCCGAAACAACCTGTCTATACTGCATGGGATTTAGGTATTTCTGATTCAATGGCTATTTGGTATTTCCAGTATGACCAAGCAAAAAGTGCTACTAATGTAATTGAATATAACGAATTTACTGAACGTTCTTTAGCTGAATGTTGTTGTTTAATGCGAGCTGATTTCAAACCTCTTAGAGAAGAATTTGGATGGGATGACCATGAAATTAATAAAGCTATTTTGCAATTTGGACACCATCGAGATTATATATTTGCTCAACGACAATTTGCACCTCATGATATTACAACTCGTGACGTAGCAACAGGTGTTACACATAAATCTGTTGCGAAAAAATATGGTGTATCTTTCCGTGCAATTCCTAAAACATCTGTTACAGAAGGTATTGATTTAGTACGTAGAATGCTGTTAAAAGTAACTTTTGATGGCTCTCGCTGTTTACAAGGTATTCGTGCTTTAAAAGAGTATCATAAAGATTGGGATGAAAAAAATCAGCAGTTTAAAGATAATCCTTGCCATGATTGGTCATCTCACGGAGCTGATGCTTTTAGATATCTGTGTCAAGCTATTATTGCTTTTATTGATAATCGTGCTGCTACTATTTCTAATTTACAACCTGAAGCAGACCATAATTATAATCCATTACGAGAAAGAGCTATTAGATTAGAAATGGCTGAACTTCGTAAAATGAAACCAAAAACAAATCGTTCAAAATTAAAACAAGATGCAGAACGTAATCAGGCTTATGCTAAACTGGATTACGATGTATTTAAATTCTAATATACTTGCAATAGATTATAATATCGTTTATTATGAAAATATAATTATGTACATAATAAAGGACTTTTAAATATGGCTATAATTGGAAGTTTGATGGCCGGTATTGGTGGCGCAATAGCCGCAGGAGCAGGTGCCGGTACTGCAACCGGAGCAGCAGCCGGAATTGGAACTGCCGCAGGTACAGCAGCCGGAACCACAGCAGCGACAGCCGCAGGTACTACTGCCGCTACAACAGCAGGTGCAACAGCCGCAGGTACAGCAGCAACTACGGCTGCAAGTACAGCAGCTACAACAGCAGGTGCTTCGGCAGCAGGTGGAGCAACAGCGGCCGGTGGAGCTTCGGCAGCAGGAGGTGCTTCTGCCGCAGGAACAACAGGAGCAGCTTCAGTAGGTGGTACAGGTGCTACAACAAGTGCAGCAACTACTTCAGGTTCAGGTTCTTTATTAGCAGGAATGGGTAAAGGTGCAGCAATTGGTGCTGCAACTAATGCAGGACAAACTGCACTACAAGGTGGCGATGCAGGTGACATAGCAAAAGCCGGAGCAATCGGTGGAGCTATGGGTGCTGCTACAAGTGCTATCGGTGCAGGTGTTTCTAAAATTAAAGGTTTATTAAATTTAGGAAATAAAGGAGCAACAGGTTCCGGAACTCCCGGTTCCACAGGCGACCCACTCGGGCCACATCAAGCAAAATTATTACCAAAAATTGAAGTAGCAAATTCTACAAATGCTTCTGCTACCACAGCTTCAGCTAATGCTTCTGCTCCATTACCGGGTGCAGGAAATGCTTCTGCAAGTAAACCATCAACTATTGGTAAAACAATTACGACAGCAGCTCCTAAAGTTGGAAAAGCTATTGGTAAAGCAGCTTCACAAGTTGGAGTTCAAGGACTATTATCTATTGCTTCAAGTGTTGGCGCTGCCAAAACTGCTAAGCAAGCAAATGATGTTTCAAGACAATCTTTATTATTCCAACAACAAACTTACCAAGAACAAAAAAGAAAGCAAGATGAAAAAGAAGCACAACTTAAAAATGACGCATGGTCAGCTTATCAATCTGCAAATTCTTTTGGAGAAAAATTATATGGTGAAGGAACTAATTCGTTATTATTTACAAAAGATTATAAAACTAATCCTACCGGAAACATGGGCATATTGTCCGGTAACACAGGTAGATTAACTTCAAGTAGTGATAATTCAATTAATTTAACAGATTATACATAAGGAGAATAAATATGGGTGGCTCACAAAAAGTAGCGCAACAAGGAAATGCTATTGCACAAGCATCTTTAAACGAATCTAAAAGACAATACAATGAACAGAAGGCTAAAGAAGATAAAAAGAAAGCTACTGCTCAAGCTAATGCAGTAGGTTCAAGAACTTCTGCAAATAGAGCTTATGCTAATAATTTTAATCAAGCAACAGACTTTACTACCGGTAGAGATGGTGTTGGATATTCTTTATTAACAGCAGGAGGTACTCCATCTGTTATTAGTACAATGCTTGGTGGTGGCGAAGAAGCAACTCAGAATACTACTTTAGGATAAAAGAATGTCAGATGATATAACTAAACTTCAGACTGGAAGGCAAACTAAACAATTCGCTTTTCAACAAAAGGATGATATGTTTAGTAAACCTCCACGTGACCAAAAAGATTTAGCAAAGCAATTAGAGAATGATGAAAAGGGACGACAACTTTTCAAACGATTTAATGAAGCTAAAAATAAACGTCAATCATATCTTCAAATATGGCAAGAAGTATCAAACTACGTCCTTCCATATCGAGGAGGTTTTTATGATATAGTACCGAATACAGGCGCTATATCTCTTTATGATAGACATGTAGAAATATATGATGATACAGCAACGAATGCTTTAACTAAAGCTGCTTCTGCTTTATATTCATATACTGCAAATCCTGCTACACAGTGGTTTAATTTCAAATTAACTACGATGCCAAATGCACGTAAAAAACCACCTGAAAATATGACAATAGAATCTTTAATGCAAAGTTATGACGTTAAAAATTATTTAGATAAAACTTCTAAAATAGTTTGTTCTTATATTAACGAACATATATCTTCTCCTTATCATGGTTTTTGTCAGGAACTTATTGCATACTCTATTTCAGGATTTTTAGTTCTTGAAGATTTTTCCGAACAAGTTTTAAATATACAACCTGTATCTGCTAAAGATTTATTTGTTTTAAATAATATTTACGGTGGTATAGGTGAAGTTTATAGAACAGTTATTCTTACTAATGAACAAGCAGTTCAGATGTTTGGTGCTGCTGTTGGACCTCAAATTTTAAATGATGTACAAAATAATCCTTTAAAGGAAAGAGTGTTTATACATGCTGTAATGCCTAGAGCTGTCTATGACCCGAAACAAAAAGATAAATTAAATATGCCAATAGCATCTTATTGGCTTGATTATCAAAGTAGAAAATTAATTTTAGAAT